CGCAAGACCCACATAAAGTTGAGGATTGGGTAGAGCCCAAACCAAAGAAAAAAATTAAAAAACCAAAAAGATTTTGGGAAGATACTGAAATGGATGCAAACTTATCACTAATATCCGAAGAGGAGTTAAATCAAATTGCAGAAGATTATATGGCTGCATTGGATGAAATGGGATTAGGTGGAGGAGCTGGTGTAGGTTTATCATTGCCAGGTGGATTCATAAATGGAGCACCAAAAGCAGATGATGTTGCCAAAGTGAGTAAGAAGTTGAAGAACAAAGGAATGAGTGGGTATGAGGAAATAGATGAAGATATTGATTCTGATACGATAGAATGTTCAAATTGTGGATGGGAATGGAAAAAATCCGAAGGTGGTGAACATCCATATACATGCCACAAATGCGGTAATGATAATTCCGATGAATCAATAGAGGATTTAACGGAGATGGCTGAAATGGCTAAATCTGATTTAGACCAGGTTGAAAAATACGCAGATGCACAATTATCTCCTGAAGATATTGAGTTGGGAAAAGAGAGTGACCATTTCTTCCAAAGATTAAATGACCCTCGTAATGGTAAACAAATATCTCCAGCAGAACTAACTGGTTTCTTCAAAAGATTGGCAAAAAATAAAAAGAAATTTTTAGATTTTGTAAAACAATATAAGGAGTTTGTTGTTAAAGATAAGAGAACAAACATCAACATTCCATTTATGGCAGTAGCAAACAAATTGATTGCTAAAACCATAATGAGAAAAGATGATTTCAAATCTTCAACACCTGTTTATACAACTGAAACTAATGAAGCTATAACTTCAAAAAATCACAAACCCGATGGAACGGCTGACCACAATTTTACACAACACCACAAATCATCGGCATATGCACCTGATTATGGCTATCCTGCTGAATTAGATACAATTGATTTTGATGATGATAGGGAGATAGAACCGGGTCATCAAACGGATACAAAGGATAAACAAAATAAGGGATATGAACCTGTTAAAAAGGTAAACGAAAGTAAAGATTTATTAATCGAGGGTGGGGCATATGGACACATGCATCATCCGTTTGATATTGAAATGAACCTTACGTTTTCTGACCTAAAAAACATTGTTAAGAAGGCACTTACTGGAGATTTGGATGTAGCAAGAGAAAAGACAGATGGGCAAGCATTGGCAATTAGTTGGGTAAACGGAAGATTGGTTGCGGCTAGAAACAAATCACATCTAAAGAATAAAGGTGAGGGTGCTATGACAATAGGACAGGTAGCAGATAAGTTTGCTGGTAGAGGTGGATTAACCGATGCTTACAACTTTGCTATGAAAGATTTATCAAAAGCAATTGGTTCATTATCCGAACCACAAAGAAAAAAGGTATTCAACGATGGTAGTTCTTTTATGAATTTGGAAGTAATATATCCAACATCTGTAAACGTAATTCCATACAACCAACCCCTATTAGTGTTTCACGGAACATTCGATTATGATATAGATGGTAACATAAGTGGTGAGAATCAAACATCGGCAAGAATATTAGCTGGTATGATTAAGCAAGTAAATGCAAGTGTTCAATCCAAATACACAATACAAGGACCACCAATGCAGAAATTACCAAAGAGTGAGAATTTAACAAAACTACAATCAAAATATATGAGTATGGTATCTAAACTACAAAGTGAGTTTGGGTTATCTGATTCCGATGGGGTAGCTGATTATCATCAAGCTTGGTGGAGTAACTTTGTGGATAAAAACGCTAAAGGATTGGATGCACAAGAAAAGATTGGTTTAGTTAAGAGATGGGCATTTGGAGATAAAGGATTCAGAATAGCAACAATACAAGACCCTAAGTTAAGAAGTTGGGCAGATAATACTGAAAAGAAAGACCAAGCTAAAATAGCAAAAGATAACCTAATGAAATTTGAAGAAATATTCTTAGGAGTTGGGGCAGATGTTCTTTCATTTATGGAATCCGTACTTACTGCAAATCCAACGGAAGCAACTAAACAAATGGTAGCTAGATTGCATAAGACGGTTGATGATGTTAGAAAGTTGGGAGACCCTAAAAAGTTGGATAAACTTAAATTAGAATTACAAAGATTACAGGCGTTGGGTGGTTTTGAAAAGATAGTTCCAAACGAAGGTATTGTATTTGTATATAACGGAAACACTTATAAGCTCACCGGAGCATTCGCTCCACTTAATCAGATATTAGGTCTTTTTTACGAATAATTTTTAACGTTTTTTCCAAAAAGTATATACTTATATATACGAATATATAGGAAATAATATGGCAAAAGAATTCAATCGAAAGTACATGCATCCGACTCGTAGAAAGTTATCGGATATGGTATTACGTGGGCAGGAATATGAAACAAATGCACAAATCTCATTATCAGTAAATCCGGAAGCTAATATTACAAGAGAAGTTGGAGAAACTTGGACTGATTCAAACGGAGTTCAATGGGAACAAAAAAAATGGGGTAAGGAGCAAATATCATCATTAAGTGAAACAATGTCTAGTGTAAGAAATTACCTATCAGAACTTAATAGATGTAAAGGTACTGAATGTAAAACAATCAAATTAGGTAGGGTAGATAAGAAGTTAATATCTAAAACTGGATATTGTACAACTTGTCTTGCTAAAAAAGAATTTGAAATAAGAGTTGATGGATTGTGGGATGCATACGAAACCTACAAATTAACATCAAATATGATTGACCACGGAACGGATGTACTTGCTCAATTCAATCAAGCGTATAAAGATGCAAGACAGGAATATGAGTATGTAAACGAAAATGGTACAACCGAAAAGTGGACTATGGAAAGACCTGTTGAGGAATTAAAAGCAGAAATATTGCTTGAAATTACCAACGTAGAAGCTGAAGTTGCACAAGTTACAAAATTAAGAAATGAAGCTTGGGAGTTACTAAAAGATAAAAATTACGATTTAGTAAAGCCACCTAAAGATTTAGTATGAGTAACGGAATACAACAAAAGAAATCTCTAAAGCAAATCATAGGAGAAGAATACATAAAGTGTGCTAGTGACCCTATCCACTTTATGAAGAAATATTGTATGATTCAGCATCCTGTGAAAGGTAAAATACCATTTCATTTATTTCCTTTTCAAGAGAAGACACTAACCGAATTTAAGAACCATAGATTTAATATCGTTCTTAAATCTCGTCAAACTGGTATCTCCACACTATCCGCGGGTTATGCCTTATGGAGTATGTTATTCAATACGGATTTCAACGTATTGGTTATTGCAACAAAACAAGAGGTTGCAAAGAACTTAGTAACAAAAGTAAGAGTAATGTATGAGTTACTACCATCTTGGTTAAAAGGTGGGGCATTGGAAGATAACAAACTCTCACTAAAATTACAAAATGGTTCTCAAATTAAAGCAATTGCTTCCTCACCTGATGCAGGACGTTCGGAAGCATTATCATTACTAATATTTGATGAGGCAGCTTTCATTGATGATATCGATGAGATTTGGAAAGCAGCTCAATCTACTCTATCAACGGGTGGGGCGTGTATTGCCCTTTCAACTCCCAATGGTGTAGGTAATTGGTTTCACCAAACATGGAGTGATGCGGAATCATCTATAAATCCATTCAACACAATCAGATTACATTGGACAGTTCATCCAGAAAGAGACCAGACGTGGAGAGATGAGCAAGAAAGATTGTTGGGAAGAAAAGGAGCTGCGCAGGAATGTGATTGTGACTTTATTTCATCTGGAGATAATGTAATTGACCCAGAACTCCTAATGTTCTACAAAGAAACTTATGTTCAAAACCCTGTTTCAAAAGGTGGTATAGATAATAACTTTTGGAGATGGGAATATCCTACATCAAATGCATCTTATATGGTTGTAGCTGACGTTGCAAGGGGAGATGGTGCCGATTATTCTACTTTTCACGTTATGGATATTGTAACGGCAACGCAAGTTGGTGAGTACAAAGGTAAGATGGATACAAAAGATTTTGGAAATTTGTTAGTCGCAATATCAACCGAATACAATGATGCACTATTAGTAATTGAAAATGCAAACATTGGTTGGGCAACAATACAACAAGTAATAGATAGGGGGTATCGTAATCTATTCTATATGAGTAAAGATTTGAAATATGTGGATGTTGAGAATCAATTAAACAATAGATACAGAGCACAAGATAGAGGATTGGTTGCTGGTTTTTCAACAACATCAAATACAAGACCTTTAATCATATCAAAGTTAGATGATTATTTTAGAGAGAAATCCGTTATAGTTCGTTCATCTCGATTGATTGATGAATTGTTCACATTTATATATTCAAGCGGTAGAGCACAAGCTATGAAGGGTTATAACGATGACTTGGTGATGGCATTCTCTATTGGATTATGGGTAAGAGATACTGCGTTAAGATTAAGACAAGAAGGTATTGATTTAACAAAAATGGCAGTAGCTGGAATTACTGCAAATACATACGAAGGTGTGTATTCACCATCTAATATGGATGAGAATCCTTGGAAGATGAGAGTGGGTGATACGTTTGAAGATTTATCCCAATGGTTATAGTGTTTTAATATTTTTACATATTTATTGTATATATCAAAATACTATTTACTATGATTAAGTTAAAATCTTTACTGAACGAAGATGAGTATATTGACCAAGCATATGCTATGGGTGATACTCCACAAGATAATCCAATTGATGATTATGATGAATTGGATGTTGAGCAAGAAGATATGGATGATTTTATTACATTCTTAAAAGGGTACTCAAACGAATTGGATGAGGCGAATTGTAATTGTGTATTTGAAGCAGAATATCAGGGAAGAGAAGTAAAGTTGGGTAAACCAATGCAAGGGGATGTAAAAAAATTTAAGGTCTACGTCAAAAACCCAAAAACAGATAAAGTGATTAAAGTGAATTTTGGACAGAAGGGAATGGTTATTAAAAAAGATAATCCAGCAAGAAGAAAATCATTTAGAGCAAGAATGAATTGTGATAATCCCGGTCCAAGAACAAAAGCAAATTATTGGTCATGTAGAAAGTGGTAATATGTTTTTGTGTTAAATAAAGGTTATAAAACAAAATAGAAAATTATGGCAGAAGTAACTGACGATAGAAGTTTTTTTGGTAGATTAAGAAAGTTATTCTCAACACAAGCGGTTGTGCGTATTGATAAAGAAGGTAGACGTAAAGTTGTAGATACCGATGAAAGACAATTCAATACAAACTTTATGAACCTACGTGATAGGTACACAAAGTTACAAAAATCATTCTACGAACAACAAGGTGGTGCTCAATCAATGGCATATGCACAAGTTCGTAGAGAATTATTCAGAGATTATGATGCAATGGATAATGACCCGATACTTTCATCGGCATTAGACATTTATGCGGATGAATCAACTACAAAAGATGAGTATGGTGAGGTACTAACAATCAAATCATCTAATGAAAATGTAAAAGAAGCATTACATAACTTATTTTACGATGTAATGAACATAGAGTTTAACTTATGGCCTTGGGTTCGTAATATGGTTAAGTATGGTGATTTCTTTTTGGCATTGGAAATTGGTGAAAATGCTGGTATTGTAAACGTAAAACCATATTCAACATATAATACTGAAAGATTAGAAAATACTGACCCATCAAATCCCAACTACGTTAAGTTTAAAGTGGAGTTGGATGAAATTGGTAAGAAAGAATATGAGAACTATGAAATGGCTCACTTTCGTTTACTTTCAGATACAAACTTCCTACCATATGGTAAATCAATGTTGGAAGGTGCAAGAAGAATTTGGAAACAATTAACTCTTATGGAAGATGCGATGTTAATCCACCGTATTATGAGAGCGCCTGAAAAAAGAGTATTCAAAATTGATATTGGTAATATTCCACCACAAGAGGTTGATAACTATATGCAAAAAATTATCAACAAAATGAAGAAAACTCCATTTGTTGATAGAAATACAGGAGATTACAACTTAAAATATAATATCCAAAACCTTACGGAAGATTTCTTCTTACCTGTTAGAGGTGGAGATAGTGGTACATCAATTGAAAACATTAGTGGTTTAGAATATACTGCAACGGAAGATATCGATTACTTAAAGAACAAATTATTTGCTGCATTGAGAGTACCAAAGGCTTACTTATCATATGATGAGAACGTAAATGGTAAAGCAACTCTTGCGGCAGAGGATGTTAGATTTGCAAGAACTGTTGAAAGAATTCAGAGAACAGTAGTAAGTGAATTAACTAAAATAGCAATTGTTCACTTAGCAGCTCAAGGTATTGATGATGCTGAAATGGTAAACTTTGAATTAACTCTTACAAACTCATCTACAATCTATGAGCAAGAGAAAGTAAATCTTTGGAGTGAGAAAGTAAGATTGGGAACTGATATTAAAAATATGAATATGCTATCTACGGATTGGGTGTATCATAATGTATTTAATATGAGTGAAGAGGAGATAAATACTGAAAGAGCTAAAGTAATATTAGATATCAAAGATAGATTTAGAC